CCTGAACCTGAAAAGAAAGAAGAAAAAGCATATGATGATATAACTGGTGAAGGTCAAATGGTATTCGATGAGGATAAAAAATGATGCCAAATAAAAAGCTTCTGAGAAAACAAGCTGAAGAGATCAATTGGATTAAAGGGTTATTGACATCAGCTCAGCATAGGGGGTGGTTTGGTAAAATAACTGTTGAAATAAAGAGAGGAATGATTGATTTAGTAAGACATGAGGAAACATTAAAACCACCGAAAAGTGAAGATATTTAAAAGTTTTTTTAATTTTTTCTTTGCATTTAATGGTTTATATGTAATAATAGAAGATGTAGGAGCCTTTCATATAAAAAGGACCACTTAGTAATAAAGTGATTTCTTTTTTATATAAGGGCGAAGATGAGAAAAAACACATTAACAATAAACACAAAAACCATCATTAAAGAACAATTTACAGAAGTAACCCTAAACCTCAAAACAGATAAAACTAAAACTAGATATGAAATGCTTGAGAAGAAACAGCATTTAGTTGTTCCTTGCGTTATGATAACAGAAGGTGTTCATAATGGTTCTGGAGGTCCAGTTTATTATCCTGGAGAAGAGCTTGCAAAAGATCCTTCAGCTTGGGATGGCAAACCTATTGTTGTTTATCACCCTACAATAAATGGCATGAGTGTTTCTGCTTGTGACCCTGCTGTATTTGAAACATACAAAGTAGGAACATTATTCAACACTCGTTGGGAAGATGGAAAGCTTAAAACAGATTGTTGGATAGATATAGAAAAAGCTAATCAAGTTGATGATAGAGTTATGACAGCTATTGAGAATGGTGAAATGATGGAAGTTAGTACAGGATTGTTTCTTAATAATGATGAGATAGAAGGTGTCTGGAATAATAAAAAATATAGTGGAACAGTAAGTGATTATAAACCTGATCATCTTGCTATACTCCCAGATCTTAAAGGAGCTTGCTCAATAGAAGATGGAGCAGGACTATTAAGAAATAATCGTATAGCTGAAATAGATGGAACACCAGAATCATTTCAATCTCTTGGTGAATCTATATGTATTTTGGCAAGAGGAGAAGGACAAGGAACAGGAGGACCAAAACAAGGTGATGGGGGAACTAGTACTTGTGTATGTCCTGATTGTGGAGCAACAAAAACACATGATAGAGGAACACCATGTGCAGATATGGCTTGTCCTAAATGTGGCACAAAAATGGTTGGAAATGGAACAGTTAAAAATGCTATTCATGCTTTTTATGATGTTATAAAAAATGAATTAAATCATAATGAGATATGGCAATTACTTAGTAATAAAATAGAAGGCAGTGCTGGAATTCATTCTTATGTTACAGATATATATGATGTTTATTTTATATATGAAACTGATAACACAATGTATTATCAGGAATATACAATGAATTCTGAAGATGAAATAAATCTTGTTGGTATTCGCCAAGAAGTTAAAAAGATAACCCAGTACCAGAAAATGGATGGGGCTTTAATAGGAAATGTTTTTGTTAATAATAATCGTAAGGAGATCGAAATGAAAAAGGAAGAGATGGTTAATGCCCTAATTGCAAATGAAAAAAGCCCTTTTACTGAAGAGCAGAGGGAAGAGTTGATGGGTCGTTCTGATGAAGAATTGGCTTGGGCTGTTAATTCTATCAAAGAACCAGTTGAAAAGAAAGAAGATAAGAAGCCAGTTGAAAAGAAAGAAGAAGTTGTTGTTGAACCTATTGACAATACAAAAGAAACAATGGATGAGTTTATTGCAAAAGCTCCTGAAGAAATGCAAGATGCTCTCCGTGCTGGTGTTGTTGCTAATAAGGTTCAGAAGGATGCTTTGATTTTGAAAATCACAGCAAATGAGAAAAACATTTTTACTCCAGAAGAGCTTGAGAAAAAAGGTGTTGATGAATTGACAAAGATAGTCAATCTTGTAACAGTTGTTGAAACTCCTGCTGTAGTAACCCTTCCCCAGCCTCATTTTGCTGGACAGGCACCAATAGCAGTTGTTAATACAGGAAAAGCAGAAGAGCCCCTTACTATGGCTCCAATGACCTTTGGTGAAAAGTAGAATTTTTCTACTATGATGAAATTTAAAAATCTAATGTTTAGAGGAGATTGAATATGAGTACTGAAAATCAAATTCACCTTATTGGTGATTTTCGCAGAGAGGAAATTGTAGCAGCTGGTGATATTAAACCAGGGCACCTTGTAGAAGAAGATTCTTCAGGGACATGTATTGTTCATGCCACTTCTGCTGGTGTGGCTCAGAGATTTATAGCGGTTGAAGATGCCCTTCAGGGTGAAACTATAAGTGATAGTTATGAATCTGGCGATCTTGTCAGCCTGAATGTAGAACTTCCAGGTAATGAAGTTCAGATGTTTCTTTATGCTGGACAGAATGTTGCCATAGGTGCTGACCTTGAAAGCAATGGCGATGGAACTCTTAAAGCATACAGTTCTGGGATTGTTATTGCCCAGGCAAGAGAAGCAAAAAACCTTAGTGGATCGGGCGCAGTTGATACTCTTATGAGAGTGATACTTCTTTAATTTCCATATTTGAATCTCATTAAGATTCAAAAGGAAAAAATAAACTTTTTTAGAGGAGACCGAATATGGATTTTATTATGAATGGACAAGCAAATGGGGGTGTAGCTGCTACTCTTATGGAAGCAGGTATGGACCCAAACGCCCTACGTCCTTATGTTGGGGATGATGGGATTCATTATGTGACTATGAATCAGGGTGGTGTTGCAAAAGCCGTTCCCCTGACAAATGCCACAGCAACTTTGCGTAAAGATGATTGGAAACTTTTGGATTCAGCAATTGTTAAGGCCGCAAAGCCAAGACTTAAAGCAGTTGAAGATGTTATTGCTGGTGGGCTTACTTTTAATATTCCAAATGGAATGGGTAGAACAGTTCTTGAAACTGAAACCCAGAGTGACATCAGTGATGCTGAAGTTTCAATGGATGGGATGAGAGAAAGTAAAGCTGATAGGCCAGTGTTTGAACTCACTAATTTACCTCTGCCTATAATCCACAAAGATTTTAATTTTAGTCTCAGGCAGGTAATGGCTTCAAGAAATGGTGGAAGCCCTCTTGATACCACAACAGCAGAACTTGCAGCTGCAAAAGTAGCAGAATCAGCTGAAAAGCTTCTCACTGGTACTTATGGATCTTATGCTTTCGGTGGTGGAACTATCTACGGATATACCAACTATCCAAACCGTCTGACTAAAACCATGACTTCACCAGCTGCTGGTGGATGGACAGGTGCCACTCTTATAACAGAAGTACTGGCAATGATTGAACAGGCACAGAAAGCTTTCCATTTTGGACCTTTTATGCTTTACACTTCACTTGCATGGGATAAGTACTTGGGTCAGGATTATTCCACAGCCAAGGGTGATAACACACTCCGTGATCGTGTAAATGCCATTGAGATGATTTCAGGAGTTAGGACTCTTGATTATCTTGATACTACAGCAGGTTCAGGAAGTGCATATATTATGGTACTTGTGCAAATGACAAGTGACGTAGTTCGTGAGGTTATTGGGATGCCTATCACCACAGTTCAGTGGGAATCAAAAGGTGGGATGCAGTTGAATTTTAAAGTGATGGCTATTATGGTTCCACAGCTCAGAGCTGACCAGAATGACAACACTGGAATTGTTCACGGAACAGTTTAGTATAATTAAGAGTTTAGGGGGGTGCTTTTGCCCCCCTGACTTTTTTGGCTGAATATTTTTTAGGAAGGAACCAAATGTATTTTAAACTAAAACCAAGAGTAGGAAGTCACTCACAACTAAATAAAAAAGGTGAATTGGAAACATTCACAGCTAAAGAGGGCAAAGTAATTGAATCAGATATTGATCTTGTTGAGAAGTTTCCAGATAAATTTGAATTGGTAGAAATTCCTGGGGTAGAAAAGAAAAAAGAAACTCCAGTTGAACCAGAACCAGTAATTGAAGAAGAGCTTGAAGATAATGATAATGATGTAAAACAGGAACCTTTAGGAAAAGATAGAACTAAAAATTATCCAGTAGCTATAGAAGAGGATCTTAAAGTATTTTATGCAAAAGGCAAAGGATATTTTGTTACTGAAGGTGATGATGAATTTACAGCACTGAATAAGGAAAAACTTAAAAAATCAAAAGTTGAAGCTTTTATAAATCAATACCTAGAGGCTTAATCAATATGAATATAGAGTATTATTTTCCTAAACCTATCTGGCAAGATGAGACTTGTTATATTATAGGTGGTGGATCAAGTCTTAAAGGATTTGATTGGAATCTTCTTCAGGGTAAGAATGTTCTGGGTTGTAATGCTGCTTTTTATATTGGTGCTCATATTGTTCCTATTACCATTTTTGGTGATGGTGAATTTCTTAAACAGCATAGAAATGGACTTGATAATTATGCTGAATCAGGGGGACAAGTTATAACATGCTCAAAGGGCGTGAGGCGTTTTAACCACCCAGACTATGTAAAGATAGTAAAGAAACAATTAAGGGGCATAGGAACTGACTCAGTAGCTTGGAATGGCAATACAGGATCTATTGCAATTAACTATGCTTTGTTATTGGGTGCAAAAAAGATTTATTTATTGGGATATGATATGGGTCTGTCTGAGCAAGGCAAAAAAAACTACCATAATTGCTATAATGACAGACCAAATCCCAAAACATATAAACGTTTTCTTCGTGGTTTGACTTCATTAGCTAGGGATTTGTTGCAGCTTTTCCCTAGCTGTGAAGTTATTAATTTGGAAGATAATACAAGTTCTTTGAATTCATTTTCAAAAGAGAGTTTAAAAAATCATTTTTTTAAAGTTAAGGAGATGGTAATATGAAAAAACGTATAAGTATATTGATTGAAATAGCATTATTATTTTTTATTGGTTGTGCTGTTATTGGTGGACCAGAATCAAATCCAATAACTAAACCAGTAGCTAAACTTCAGACTGATCTTGAAACAGTAAAAAAAGATATTGATAAAAGCAAAAAACAACTTGAAAATATAACTGGAGATGTGTCTATGTTTGAGCAGAGGATAAGCATAATGGAAACAAACGTAATAACTATTCAGAGTCAGATAAGTGTTATTAAAACTGAGAATATTCAATATAATGAATCTATAAAAAGTATAGTATGGGCATTGGCAATTATATGGATGGTAATTAAAACAATTGGATTTATCCAGATGTTAATTGCAGCTAAAGTTATGCCAGGTAAAATGATCAAGAATGTATTTACATTACCTTGGGAGAAAAAGTAATGGCAAGAGTTACAGATGCTGAAGTTGAAGCAATTGTTGATTATGATGATAATATTACTCTTACTCCTTTTATAAATATTGCTAATCAACTTGTTACAGAACTTTGTAGTGATTCGAATTATTCTGATAATAGATTATTAGAAATAGAGCGATGGCTTTCAGGACATTTTTATGTAATGAGAGACCAAACTTTTGCTTCAACTAAAGCTGGATCTGTTGCTGCATCTTATCAATATCAAATAGGGCTTTTCTTTAAACAGAGTAAACAAGGACAAACGGCATTAGCACTTGATACTGATGGGAATCTTGCAAAGTTAGGTAAACAAATGGAAGATGGTAAAGGTGGAAGTGTTGTCATAGGTTGGATGGGTCAAGATTATGATACTGAAGATACTACAGATTAAGGAGTTTTTTAAATGTCAGAACCTACAAAATGTAAACCTGAATCACAAAATATAAAAGAATGTTCAGAGTTAAGACAAGAATGTCGTAATTCTATATTTGAAAAAATAGAGGATCACCAAAAGATTTTATTAAATGAACTTGGAGAAATAAAAAAGGATTTGGCATATAAAGAAGGATATGAAGAAGCCACAGCACAGAATATTGTAATCAATTCAAATAATGAAAAGAATACAGCAGAAAAGATAAATTGGAAAGCAACTGTATTGAAAATGCTTATTATCTGGGGTGGTCCAATTCTTTTTCTTATGATATTAGGTTTGATTGCATTACTTAAATCAAAAGGATTATTATAATGGGTGGAATAGCATCATCTCCAGCTGAATATGCCATTGACATTCTTTGTGATGTTAGTGGTTTTACCAGTGTATTAGATGAGGATGATACCACTGCTCAATTATCTTTAAATTCAATAGATACTTGGGGTGGTGGAGTTAATACAAGTATAAATAATATTGAAACTGATTTAAATGGTTTTCCAGATGAGCTTAAAAATTTAACTACTGATGAAATAAAACAATATGAAAATATGGGGGATAATACTGTATCTTATGAACAGTGGGGATATTTGGGAAGTATGTTAGGACAACCACTTGAAACTTTAGGTGGACATGATGTAATTGAACTGGATGATGTTTCAAATGTAGGATCTGGAAAAATAGTAACTGATACTGAACGAAGTAATTATAACACAGCATATGGTTGGGGAGATCATTCAGGATTGTATGATCTTTTGGGTGCAGCTACATCAGCAGTATCTTCTCATGAAAGTACATATAATCATACCCATTATAACACAGCATATGGTTGGGGAGATCATAGTGGATTATATGATTTATTAGGAACTGCATCTGGTGAAATTGGGACACATGAAAGTACATATAAACATACTCATTATGATACTGCTTATGGTTGGGGAGATCATGCAGGTCTTTATGATACTGTTGGAACTGCATCAAGTGAAATTGGAACACATGAAAGTACATATAATCATACCCATTATAACACAGCATATGGTTGGGGAGATCACGGAGTTGCAGGTTATTTAAAAGTTGATGGATCGGTGGCTTTATCTGGTGCATGGGATATGGGTGGACAAATCATCTCTAATTTACTTATCGGAACGACCGGAACAGATGGTGAAGGTGGATTAAGATGGGATGGAACTGAAGGTTTACAACAGTATCTTAGCAGTGCATGGGCTACAATAGGTGGTGGTGGTGGTGGTGGGGATTTCTTGGCTGATGGATCTATTCCAATGACAGGCACTCTTGACTTAGATGGAAACCCTGTTGATAATGTGAGTTACATTGTTGGAAATGCCACATATTTAAAAATAGGTGCTGATGGAGCAACTGGTCATGGTCTTTCTACTGAAAGTGATTTACTCGTAAGAGGAAAGCTTGAAGTTGATGGGGCTTTTTATATGGATTCTTCAGGTTTCTTTTATTCATCTGTAAAACATTTAAGTGATTTACAAATGTATGATAATACCTGGTTCACATTTGGAACGGGGTGGGATTCTATATTACAATGGAATATTTCTCAAGCTTCTCATACTGTGGTTTTTGGGTTGGGAAATACTTCAAAAAGTATTATTTACACCAAAAAAGTAAACGTAGCAAAAAATCATGATCATGGAAATCAGGCTAATCCAACTATATTTGTTCATTCACTCACTAACCCGAATACAGCAAATGATGAGTGGTGGAGCATTACACATGATGTTACCAATGCAGTATATAATATAGGCAGTGGAGTGCATAGCTTCACTGGTGGTAATATGGTATTGGAAAATGGTAGAACATTCTCAACCTACGAATCATGGAACTGTCTCGGAGCAACGGGGGAGAATCAAATAGTATTTCCCGACAATTTACCTGATGCTTTAACATTTGGGGAAAGTACAAATCCATATTTAAGGTTTGTAACTACAAATACAGCTGAAGAGGTACAAGTTAGCGGTGGAAATGTAGGAACCCATTATACTAAATTTGAAGCAGATGGAACACTTGTATTTGTAGGTGATGCAACAGTATGGGAGGATCTTAATTTTTCAATAGGACAACTTAGAACAGGTGGAACAAGACCTGGGTTTGTAAATAAAAGAACAACTGGAATATATCAAGATTCGTTTGATGTTGGTGAAGAGGTATCTGGATCAGTTGAAATACCTCATGCAGCTAAAATATCATCAACTATGACCCCTCATATACATTGGACATCAGATGCAGGTGACACTACTGGTAATTTTAGATTTGAAATTACATATAAAATAACTGCAGAAGGAGCTGAGTGGACAAGTGCAGTGACTGTTATAAATACTGGAGATATTGCTATATCCCAACAGTGGGAAAATACAAGAGCTGATTTTACATCTACAATAGCAAATTTAAATGCAGTAGGAGCACAACTTGAATTAACGATTAAACGTGTTGCTGCTGATACTGATGAATGGGCAGGAGAAATATTTATATCAACATGGGGACTTCATCATGAAAAAGATATGGATGGTTCAAGAACTATAACTGTAAAATAAAGGAATTTAAAATGACAGATGTAACAAAGATTGTAAGGGAAATAGATGACAAAGTTAGCGGTATACACCTGAGTGCTGATTGTAATATAGGTATCTACTTTAAGGCTGCTGTACCAACGCTAGCATTAGATATTGAAAAAGACCTGACTGAAGCACAGATAACACAGGTATTTGATGTATATGCTATGCTCGTTAAAGTGGGTTATGCTAAAATAGAAAAGCCTATAGAAGAGGCAGATATAAAAACCGAAATAGAGGAAGTATTATCAGATAAAATTGCAGCTACTTTAGCTGCAAAGGAAGAACCAAAGGAAGTTTTAGAAAAGGAATAAGGAAATGGCTGAAGAAAAAAAGGAAAAGAAATCAAAACAGAAACGGATCAAGGGGAGGAAGTTCTGGCAACTCCAGAGTAAAATAAAGGATATGAAAAAAGCACAAGAGGATTTGAATGAATGGAGAAATGAAAGAGCAGAGGGATTGAATTTGTACCCTGATCAAATAAATTGGTTTGCAGGAAGTATATTTGGTGATGATGTTGAAATTGTTGATAGTAAAGTTATTAATGGTACAGTAAAGGGAAGACTCCCACGAGATATTTTTAATGAAAATCGTTCCAGACAAAAAGATATTCAAAAAATGGATGATGATTTAGGTAAGTTCCGTGATGAGGTGGCTAAGAAGCTTGAACTTTGGCCTGATATGATTGATATTCAAACTGGTGTAATTTCTGAAAAAGAATATGATGGTATAGAAGTCAAAGATGATGAAAAACCTAAAAAGAAAGAAAAGAAATAGAAAATGAAGTGTTCAGAATCATATGAAAAATTAGGGTCAACTGCATATGGATATGTAACAGTTGTCAATGACGCCAAAGTAAGGCAGACTGGTTATGTGATTGCTGATTTTGATGTTGAAGTATATGACCCTAGTGCTGATGAAATATCAAGCTCCTTATCTATTACGATGGATGAGTTTAAAGTTGATAATTCTGGTACTGGGTCATATCGTTTTTCTATCCCTCTCCCTTCTAACGGGGATGAGGGTTCATATACGCTTCTTGTAACTGATCCAATCAATCGTACTCATACCTGTGTCTTTATGGCTTACGAAGTGCTACAGGGCGATACAGGGGATACTACAGGGCAATTAGACATAGGTATTAGGAATACAGATGGAACAGTTCCAGCTACTGTAGATATATCAGAATTAACTGTAAGAATATATAATCCAAGTATGGCTGAAAGTTCAAACACATTTTCTCCAACATTGGATAAACTTGAAGATGGAGTATTCAGATTAAGTTTTTCTATTGGAAGTGGTGGAGCAGAAGGAGATTGGTTTGTTGATGTAATTGATGCAATTCGTTTTCCACAAGGAAAGCAAGGAGTATGGATTTATCATATAGATGAATATGAAGGTTCATTGGCACCAACATTATCATCAGGTACTAATGACAGAACAGGAATTTCAGCTACATTAATATATGTAGCAAATGATGAAGATGATACTATATATACTTATTACAGAGTAATAGATGGTGATGATTGGATTTTATCTGATAAAACTAGGATTGGTTCTGGGACAATTCAGATTACGGAATTGACTGTTGGTGTTACTGATTTTTATGGAATAGCATCTCAAAGTGGATCACCTACTGTATTCCAAAGTGTTCCAAGTAATTTAGTAAGGGTATCTGTTCAAACAGCATCTCCATCTGGAGCAACAGATAACGTTAAAGTGGCTGTGAAAACAATGCAAGAAACTGCTGTATATTGGTCACCATTAGATACAGATGAATTTGGAAAACCAACTTGGAATAATCCAATAGAAGTGACTTGTCGTTGGGATGATGCAAATGAAGAAATTATAAATTTTAATAATGAACGGGTACTTTCCCGTTCAAAACTTATTGTTGATAGAGATTTAAAATTGAAGGGTGTTATATTTAAAGGTTCATTAACTGATCTTACAGATGAAGATGATCCTAAGAATAATACTAATGCATGGGAGATTATTCAAATTATGAAAACACCTGACTTTAAAGGGAATAAATATCTCAGGGAGGCATATCTGTAATGGCTTTCATGGTTAAAATTAAAGGTGTAGAAGAAATAAAAAAAGCTATGAGAAAGGCAGAATTTAAATTAGGTTGGTCTGCTCGTAAAGGCCTTATGAAAGGTGGATTATTTCTTCAAAGAGAAAGTCAGAAGATAGTTCCAGTTGATAAGAATAATTTGAAACCATCTGCCGGGACAAAGGCTATTGGTCAAGGTTGGTATACAGATGTTATTGTTTATTATACTGCTGCTTATGCTACTTATGTTCATGAAATAACAACTAATAAACATAAAAAAGGTAAGTCAGCTAAATATTTAGAAAAACCTGCAAGAGAAAAAAGGCTTGAAATACTTGCTATTATTGCAGGTGAAATGGAGAATATATAATGAATTATTCACCAGCTTATATTATATCAAAGTATCTTATTGCAGAAGGATTACTGACCGCCCATGCAAGTGCCTCAGATTGGCCCGTGTACGTTGGAATCCTTCCTGATGGGGATACTTCTGAGATAGATCATGATGTTGCAGGATGCTTTGATACAACTCCAGTAAAAGATGGAAGACTTATGGAAACTGGAGAGAATATATTTCATTATGGAGTTCAATTATTAGTTAGAGCAGAAAAATATAATACCGGGTATGCTAAGATGGATGCTTTAAAAAATAATTTGGAAACAGTTAATCGTGATACTGTTACAATATCCAGTACCACTTTTAGGTTAGATAGTATTACACTCACTGGTGGTGTGATTGCCTTGGGTCAAGAAGAAGGCTCAAAAAGACGTGAGTTATTTAGTTTGAATTTTCTTGTTACTTTAAAGGAGACATAAAATGGGAAGAATGGATAATGGATTTTCGACAAAAATTTCGTTTAGTGATGACAGTGATGTGCAGATGTGGGAAAAGGAGGTAACCCCTCCTAGTATTTCATCTGGTGGTGGAATAGATACTACCAATATGCATAATGATACTTATAGGACACAGGCTCCTAAAAAGTTAATCACAATTGGTGACTCATCTGTATCAGTTACTTATGATGCAGCTTTTATTGATGAGATCCTTTCAATGGTAGGTGATAATCAGGAAATCACAATCACATATCCAGATACAGGTACAGAAGTATTTTGGGGATGGATTGATGAGTTTAGTCCTGGTGCTTTTGTTGAGGGTGAAGCTCCATCAGCAGATATAACAATTCTCTGTTCTAATAAGAATGATTCTGATGTTGAGACTGGTCCTGTTTACACAGCAGCAGTATAATATGCTGAAAATTTATTTTGTTTTTTATTTTTTAGGAAGGTGTTAATTATGGCTGATGTATTGAGATTTGATGCAGTTTGTAAAGAGATTGATGTTGTACTTTGTGATCCAAGTGATAAGACTGAAAAGGATTATAAATTGAAAGAGCTTATTGGGAGAGACAGAAATAAATATCTCAATAAGATGAAGAATAGGGTCAAGTTGGATGGCAAAGGCCAGTCTCTTGGCATTAAAACTTTTGATGGCTTTCAAGCTGATCTTTTGAAAATCAGTTTGTTTGATCCTAAGACAGATGATTTTGTATCTGAGGATTTTATAGAGGATCTTCCTTCTTCAACTCAGATGAAATTGTTCAATGCTTCTCAAGAACTTTCAGGTTTGGATAATGCAAAGGACAGTGAGGAAAAAAACGACTAGAAGGTGAGGAGCTAGATTGGTATAGACTAGCTTCTCATCTCAGGCGTACAGTGGATGAAGCCCAGGTAACTATTTCTTCAACAGGTTTTTTGAAATGGCTGAGGTATTTAAATTGGAAAGATACAGAAGAATTCAATCGAATGGACTGGTACTTTGCACAGATGACTGCAGAGATAGTAAGAGGTCGAGTGAAAGATCCAAAAAAGGTAAAAGCAAAAGATTTTCTGTTGAAGTTCAATTACAAGAAAAAGGAACAGGATCAAGAAAACCCAGAAGCAAGAATGCAAAGAAGCAAAAACTTTTGGAAGAGTATTACAGGATCACCAACAAAAAACAAGAAGAAAAAACGAAAGAAGAAAAAATTGCCTGTTGTTTTGAAAAAGAAGGGGTAATATATGGCGTTTAGTCTGAACCTTGGAAATTTAGTAGTTCATCTGGTAGGTGATAATACCCAATTTGCTAAAACAATGCGAAAAACAGATACAATATTAGATAATGTATCAAAGGATATGAAAAAAGTAGGGAAGAGTCTTACTAAATATGTGACTCTTCCCCTTGCCCTTATGGGTGCTGCTTCTGTTAAAGCATTTTCTGATTTTGATGGTGCTATGACTCAATCATTAGCTATTATGAGTAATGTTACACCTCAAATAAGAAAACAAATGGAAGATGTAGCAAAGACAATGGTCTCTCAGGGTATTAAGTCAGCAGATGAATTAGCAAGATCATATTTCTTTCTGGCATCTGCTGGTTTAGATGCTGAACAATCAATGAAAGCTCTTCCAGTTGTGACGAGTTTTGCTACTGCTGGTATGTTTGATATGGCTCAAGCCACAGATTTATTAACTGATGCTCAATCTGCTCTTGGATTAACTGTAAAAGATTCAATAAAAAATCAGGAAAATATGGCTCGTGTATCTGATGTATTGGTAAAGGCAAATACTCTAGCAAATGCCACAGTAGAACAATTTTCTACAGCTCTTACATCAAAAGCTGGTACTGCTATGAAGTCATATAATATAAAATTGGAAGAAGGTGTTGCTGTTCTGGCTGCTTATGCTGATCAGGGTATTAAATCACAGCTTGCAGGTAATATGTTTGGTCGTATGTTAAGGTTGACTATTAAAAGTATAAATGGAAATGAACAAGCCTGGAAAGATTATGGAATAACAACTCAAACAGCTGAAGGTAATCTTGTTCCTATAGCAGATTTACTTGAACAGATAAATGATAAAACAAAAGATTTAGGAGCAGTTCAAAAAGCAGCTGCCCTTGAAATGCTTGGGTTTGAAGCAAGAAGTCAGCAAGCGATTCTTCCATTGTTAGGTCTGTCTGATAATATTCGGAATTATCAAAAAAATCTTGAATCAGCAGGTGGGGTTACTAAACAAGTTGCTGATGATCAATTAAAAGCATTTTCTGCTCAAATGAAAATCCTTTGGAATAATGTAAAACTTGCAGGAATTGAAATTGGACAAGTATTGGCTCCAGTAATTATGAAAATGATTATTCCTGTTAAGAATTTATTAACTTGGTTTCGGAATTTAGATAAATCTACTAAAAAATGGATTGTAGGGTTATCTGTTCTTCTTGCTATAATTGGTCCTGTGATTCTTGGAATAGGAATGTTTGCAGGCGCTCTTGGAATGGCTCTTCCAATTATTGGTGCAATAGTTGCTGGTTTAGGAATGATAAGTACAGTTCTTAGTGTAATATGGATGGTGGCTGCTCCTATTGTGGGTGTTGTTGCAATTATTAGTCTTATTGGTGTAGCTGTTTGGTCTCTTGTAGATGCTTTTTCAGATGCTGATTTAAAGATAGTAGAATTTTTTAGAAGCATAACTATTGGCGGCGAGTCAATTGGAACTTGGATGGATGTTTTGGCTACTCGTGTATGGGAGTTATGGGAATGGGCTGTAAATAAAATTAAGTTGGTTTGGGAGTCTCTTTGGTTAGTTATTAAAGAAGGTGGAAATGGTATAAAAAGAACATTTCTCAGAATTGGTTTATTTATAAGTAATACTTTTTGGGATGTTGTTAAAGGGCTTACTAAATCAGTTGCATTTATGATACAAACAGCTGCTGAAGGTTTAAGCAGAGTAAAAGGTGTTAGTCAAAAGATGGTTGATAGTATGTTGAACGCTTCAAATTTAATGGTAGGAAGTGTATCTGATGCAGGGAAAGCTTCAGCAAAAGTATATGAAAATGCAATTGAAAAAAGTCTTGAAGGCACAGAACAAAATTGGGATGAGTATTATACCAAACTTAATGATTTAGAAAGTAAACATACTGAGAGTACAAAAAAATGGGCTCATGCAAGAAGTGATATTCTTAATCCACCTAAAGCAGAAGAAGTGATATGGACAGAATTAGTTGAAGATCCTGCTGTAACTGCTGTGGCTGAAGCAAATATGCAGATAAAAAGTTTAATGGATGAACGTTTTGTAATAACAAATGAGGAGATGAATGCAGAAATAGCTCTCCAGAGATCAAAAAATCATGCACTTATGGATGGGACAGCTTCATTATTTGGAGCCTTGGCACAAATAGCAATGGCCGGAGGAAAAAAGAATTTTAAATTATATAAAGCTTTGGCAATAGGAGAAGCAGTTATTGCAACTCATTCAGCAACTATGAAAGCTTATAATGCTCCACCTGGACCACCTTTTACTATTCCAATGGCAATATCAATTGCAGCAATGGGTGCTTTGAAAGTTCGTCAGATTGCAATGCAACAACCCGGAGGAGGTAGTGGAGGAATGAGTGGAGGTGGTGGAATAGCAGGTATTAGTTCCACTTCTTCAGCTAGTGTTGATGAAAATGCAATTGGTCAAGAAGAAGCAACTTCTCCAGACAAATACACAATTATAATTGAGAATGTAAATGGTTCAGCAGATGAAGCTTTTGCAGATATGCTTGCTCAGTCACTTTTAGACAGGAGTGGTGATGGACGTGATTTTGGTTTTGCTACGACAAGTCAATAAGGATTAAATATGAGTTATGAAAAGCCTTTTATTTTATATAATAATCTTTTGGAAACTAATACAATTAGTTCATTTACTGAAGACCCTGCTAATCTTGTTGAAAATGCAGTTGATGGATTAGATTGGACTTATTATAAAACGGCTGATGCTACTGAACCTCAACTTATTCAAATAGAACCAAATGCAAAAGTAGATACATTAGCAATATTAGGACATAATCTTGGGTCTGCAGGCAATTCAGCAGGAACTGTGGTTACTGTACAAGAAAGTAATGGGAGTGGATATACTTCAATAGGATCTGTAACTATTACAGATGATAACCCATTTTATTTAAAATTAACCTCTAGTGATAATAGATTTTACAGAATAAATTTCTCTAATATTGATGAGGTGATATCAATAGCTGTGATGTTTCTTGGAGAAAGAATGGATATACCAGTTGGTGCAAATTTTTCATTTGATCCTGATCAACAAGATATTAAATCAGAAAAATATAATAACTATGATGGAAGATTAGTTGGATCAGCAGTAAAATATTCAGAAAGAAAAATGAATGTTCCTTTTAAAAGAATAGCTCAGACTTTTATTGCTTCTGATGTATTACCTTTTCTTGAAAATCATTGGAGTCAAATGAAGCCTTGGTTTTTTGTTCCAGATCCTGGTGATGTATTTGGAGATGATAAAATATATTATTTAACAGCTCCAAATAATCCATCAATTAAATTACCAGTACATAATGAAAATATAAATTATAGAGATTGGACATTGGAAGGCCGGGGTGTTCGTCAGAGCACCTTTAGATAGGATTATAAATGGCTTATGCTGATGATATAAAGAAAATAGGACAGGAATGGGTATACTACGTTGAGATCATTCCTAGGACTTGTTCAGAGATATATGGAACTTCCCCTTGTACTGCTTCTGGTGGTCAATGTGCGTACTCATGGAGCACTTGTGAAGATAAAGACAACTTTGATTTAACAACAACTACATTTAAGTTTTCAAGCAGAGATGGAGCAAAAATATTTGAAGGGACACAAGTACAACCATCATTAGAATCAGTATCCGATCTTCCAACTGAAATCAATCCAAGTAAATCAATAACTATCAATGCTCGTATATCTATGATATTTGAAGATGTAAAAAATCCTCCTCCATTCCATCCTGAGAAAGGGGCAGGTAAATTTTATGCTTATCGTGATGCAACTTTCTGGAAAATTTTTGCTCAAATATATAAAGAGAGTTTTAAATATTGTACAGTAAAATTATATGAAGGACTTTCAAGCTATACAAATGTTTCCGATTTTAGTTTGAGACGTGAACTACTTTTAAACAATATACAGTTTATGAATAATGGAAAAGTAAAAGTAACAGCTACAGATAAAACTCGATCGGCTAAAAAGATTAAAATTCCTAATACCATTAGTTCAACCAATATTACTACCGGAATAGTAGCAGTAGCAGCATCAGTTATACCTATTACTGATGAAGATGAATTTAAAATATTATCGGGTGGTTATGCTTCTTACGGAAAAATAATTGATAGTG